GAACTGTATTTGCAGTTGTACTATCTGAGCCGCCAGCACCGCCACCATCATTATTAGATAGTGAGATTCGGGAGTTGTCATCAATTTTCATTCTTTGTGTACCAGATGCAGTTGTGTTAAATACTATAGCATCTGTACTTGAGCCTATATATGCCGCTCCAGCATTATTTCTTAATTCTATATAGACATCAGCACCATCTGTATGTTCTAACTTTAATGGAGTATTTCCCGTATCTGAAACGTGCAATTTCTGGTCTGGAGAGGCTTCATTTATTCCCACATTACCCGATGAATTAATAGTCATTCTTAAATTATTGCCACCAGTTCCTAAACGAATATCGCCTTCACTCCTAATACCAAAAGAATCAGCACCCGGTGAATCTCCCGTAAGAAAATCTTGAGCATCACCAACGTAAGATAAATATCCATTAGTATTATCTTCAAATAGAATGGTAGGTGTAGCGGATTTTATATGAAGTGGTTGTGCAGGTGCTTTTGTGCCAATTCCAATTTGTCCTGACTCATTTACATATATTCCGTTGCCATCATCTGGGTTATCATCAATACCAAAATATGCAGTATCGGCTGAGTTTAATAACAATCCCATATAAGCGGCTTTACTGGAGTGACCAACTCGTATTATTGAATGTTCTCCATTAGCATCTATGGCACTTTGAAAATTTGCTACTGTTACATCAGCATCTGCGGCTGATACTGCATTTAGAGCGTATCCTGTACTGTCTTGCTGAATTTTTAATACAGTAGCACCAGTTGCAGATGCATGATTATTGTGCATCCTAACTATCTCAAATGCTCCTGTATTACTTGAATTTGATGTAAATAATGTTCCAATGCCAGTTGTCAAAACATTTGTGTTTATTTCAACTGCTGTTCCAGTTGTTGTTTCAGCATCCACGTATAAGCCAAGTGCCGTAGCATGATTTTGGTCAATAAGAAGAGCCGACCCATTACCGCTTTGAGTTATAGTAAGACCAATAGTATCCGCTGTATTGGTAATTGCCATATCTCCAGTTAATACTTCTGAATATGAAAATCCTGCACCAGCACCAGTTACAGTTAAATCACCATCAATGGTTACATGACCAGATATTGTACCTCCTGCGAGAGATACGTTTAATCTACTATTAGCTTCATCGAGAGCTGCGTTTAATGTTTCTTTTGATGTAGCGGCGTTTATGCCTATTGTATTCCCAGAAGAATCTTCATACACTTTATTTAACACTTCTTGGGTTGTGTATTTTCTTAAGTTATCTGCCATAACTTGTACCTATATATTATCCACCACCACCGCCACTAAGGCATTAATTCTTACTTTACTGCAAAAGGACCTGCGGGAAACGTAACCGATATGTTCCTCTTGTTACTATCGTTGTCGCCTAATTTACTATAGAACTCTTTCATAAAATATTCTTTTTTATCTATCTCTCCATTTTTCTCTGCCAACATTGCTTTACAATAATCAATGATTGCAAGACAAAGCATTTTATTAAGGTTAATGTGAGATGTAGCAGAGGGAGAAGAATCTTCTTTTGGTATTTGAGTAATTGAAACTCTTTCGCCAGCGTCTTCATCTGTTAATGTGGAACCAGAAACAACCATATTTACATTACTGCCTCCACCAAAACTATCAATAGTATAATCTGCGTCATTACTTGAAGAACCTCTTACTCTAATTTTGTCACCTGCTACAAATCCGCTTGTTGTATCCCAAAAATTAGCAGTTGTTGTGGTTATTCTTGTCCCCGAAAGAGCAAAACTAATATTTGTTCCACTTCCATATGCAGTTGTTGTTTCTAATGCTTCAGCTACAAATGGTTCACTTACCCTTGTATATTCTATTCTTAATCCATCAGCAATATCTTCATCTGGATATACTAATTCTTTATCATAAGATTGAAATACACCACTTTGACTAATTCTTCCAGTACTTATTCCACCTTGCAATTTATATAAAAGAATTTCTCTACCTCTTAAATAATAAAACCATTCTCTATCTACATATGAACTCATGGTGAAGCATCCTCAGCTAAGTAATGTGGTTGAGTTGTCAATCTTCTAATTTTCTTATATTTACTATCGCTTGTATCTTTAATAGATATATTCTCTAAAGAAACTAAATCAGAAGGAAGTATATATACATTATCTGTACTATTTACAGATTTAATCAAATCTCTTTTAGTAGATTCAACTTTTTCTTTTGTATTGCTTTGTATTAAATGGATTGCATCTTTTATCCAAGCAATAGCAAGAGTTTCCTCTTTGATATTAAGACGCTCCATTACTTCTAAGACTGTCATAATTCTATTATAGCGTATTCTACAGCTTGAGTTCCACTGCTTGAAAGAGCCTCTAATTCAGTTATTCCAGCTAATTTTACTATACATGATTCGCCACCGTACAATCTAAATGCAGCATCATCCCCAGAACTTGCGCTAGGGTCATCATGTCCAAAGTCTACATACAAAGCTTTATCTGTTCCTAAATTTTTCAAATATACCCATCCATATGTTCCAATATCTGCATGAGTCACTAAAGCTTCACTACCAGTACCAACTTGCTGAACTCCTGTTACCCAAGCATCACCTGTCATATCACCAGTAAAATTTTCTTGTCTAGTAAATTTAGCTCCGTTCTTTTCAGCTGTAATTGATAAATTAATTTTTATTTCATTTGCCATTATTTACCTCTTTGTAATTCTACTACCTTATCTAAGGTCTTTGTATTATTTTCTATATAAGTTTTTATTTCAGACATTGCCCAATTGTAATGTTGAGCAGATAGCTGTAAATAATGACTTAATTTAACACCATTTTCAGCTTGCCATTCAGAGATTTGTCCTTGATTTAATTGAACTGTCTCATTAATTCTTGCTTGATAGTCTTGTAATTCAGAACCAAACTCAGCCTGAGCAGCTTGAAGTTTTGCAGTATACTCTCCAATTTGAGATTGTATTGCACTTACTCTTGAATTAAGCATTTCTGAATCTTCTTCAGTCGTAATCCAATTTTCTACATCGGACCAATCTGGTTGTTGTAATGTGGGAGGGGTAAATGTTGGAGGAGTTTCTTTTCCCCAAGAAAGACTAGGAAATGTAGTAGAAATTGCTAATGCAGTAAATTCTCTTGAACTTGCATAATTAATAACTGCATTTCTTAAATCAGAATCATCATCTATTTTAGAATGGTCTACATAAAATACATATCCAGCATTACTACCATCTGTTACAGGAGCAAAATGAACCGCTCCTTGTTTATGATACCAAACGGGATGTGTAGATGTTGCTTTCTTTAAACTAGATGAACTCAAAGCAAAAATTGATTCGGACAATGGTATTTCTTCACAACTATATCCATTTCTTTGAACATCTATTATAGAATCAGTAGATGTAAGAGATATTGCACTTCCGTCCGTAGAAGCTGAAGTGGCATTTTGAGCCCATGTTAATAAATCTTTTGGAATACTCGCAGCTACATATCTTTGAGCATCCTCAACACTATTAGCAGTGGGAGTTTTTCCTGTGTTTGCTAATACTGTTGCTTGTATATCTGTTACTGCCATATAAATTCTTTTATTATATATAGGGGACCGAAGCCCCCTATATATTGTTTAGTTAGGATTAACTCCAGCCAGTTGCTGTAAAAGTAGTAGCTTGTAATCCGTCAAGAGCACTTGTTGCTACATTGACCAATGTTTTTCCACTTACAATTACAACATCTTCAGATGCATACTCAAATGTTAAATCAGTGCCAATTGCACCTCCAAAAGTAACATCGTTTTCATCAAGTTCCATTGATTTTTCACCATCAGATTGTTTTGTTACGATTGTAGTCATTCTAACATTAGTCGCATGTTCCGCTACTCCAGCTCCATTACCACATCTTTCTTGTGTGACAACTCCAACAAAAACAGCTGACCCAGCATTTGGAAGCTGAATCTTAGCCGCTGCTGCCATTGTTCCACCCATAAGGATGCGATACTTCAATCCAGCTAAAGCAGGAGTCGCTTCTGGAAGTTCTATAACTGCTCCACTAGCAAGTGCGCAATTTATAAAAATTACCCCACCATCGCCAGCAGACAATGTATGAGAAGCATCTCCAGCAGTAACTACTGTGATTTCTTTATATCCATTGTTATTAACAACTGATTGTAAAGCATCACCAGCTTTGTTTTGTCCGTATAAAGGTATTGCCATGATTTCCTCCTATTTCCAGACCGCATGGGCTTCTGGCATTTGCCATTCCATACCGGCCTCAGTTTGAATTAAATCAACTCTACGGTCAACGCCACTATTCTCAAGAGTCTGAACTCCAACATATACCGCTGTATCACGATTTAGTCCATTACCAACCAGAGGTCGATATGCACAATACTTCATGTTTACACCAAGCATTTTGATTGTTGTTCCGTCCAAGTGAATATTACGAGACACATTCATTACCCCATAAGGAGTGTAAATCTGTGTAATATCTACACCAAAGACGCTTTTCTTGTTTCCAATAGAAAAGTCAGCTCTTCCGAGAGCAGTAGAACTGCCTCCAGAACCGTCTGCGACTTTAGAAACATTAGCAGAGAAGTAACCACTTAATTTATGCAACCAATTATATACATCAGTTGATACCATAAATAAAGTAGCATTTGCATTGTTGTAACGAGGGTCAAGAAAATTACTAATATCATCAAGAAAATCATCTTGAGCTTTAGTTCCTGAACCACCCATTCCTGAACCACTAAAAATATTACCATAACCAGTAATAAAATCAACAGCTCCTTCTGTGTAATTGATACTATCTACAGTTCCTTGAGAACCAAATAATAATGATGTCTCAATGTCGAACTTATGCTCAATCAACTTTTCACGCCAGATTCGTGCAAACTCATTTGGTTCATACTTAAGAACGGTAGCACGTGTTGTGTTATCCATTGCCATAGCAGTTTTCCAAATTTGAGTAAGTCCAAATCCAGTTGAGAAAGGTTGGTCTTTCCAAGTCTCTGGGTATCCAGAACCTTGAGAATGAGCAGAACCTACAACGTAAGAACGAGCAGATTCTAAAACTGTAGCAATTGATTTGTCAGCAACAACTTCATCACCAGCAGAATCGCCAGAAGGACTAAAATTGTTAGTATGCCAACCAGCAAATTCACCACAAGTTGTAGATGCTTTTGCAACAGTACCAGTAATAAGAACACATTCTTTACTATCTTTTGTAAGAGAATCTGTAACAGATTCTATTTTTACAAGAATGTAATCTTTTCCCCATAAAGTACCATCAGTAGCGCTTGTCATAGGAACTTTTACTACTTGACCAGCTAAGAAAAAAGCAGGTCTTGTTCCAGATGCTCCAACTGACCAATCATTATCAGTATTTCCATAGACGTTCTGTAAATTTCCACCAGATTTATAATCTCCAGCCATATACAATTTAACAGTGTCTCCTTGTGCAACAGAAGTTCCAGCCCCAGCATCATTAGTCGCAATTATTTCAGAATCACCAAAATAATCAGCTCCAGATGCGTTGACAGCTCCCATTACATAAGCATATCGTTTGTGATACGAAGGTCTTCGTTCAGTAAATTTGAACTCAGGGTCATCCGTAGGTTTTTTGGAAACCTTAGATACAAATCGGAAGAAAGGGTCTTGAGCAATGTTCAGTTCAGAAACTCTATCCCCAAAATTATATTTTCGTCTAAGGTCACCAGTGTCTTTACTTGGACCATTAGAGCTAGCGTAAGCATCGTCTGTATAGGTCCCTAAGCTAAATACATCAGTAGCCATTTGTTTACCTCTTTATTTTGAGTTAATGGCCTTCAATATTATTTAAATACCAAAAGCCTCTTCTAGTTCGTTGGTCGAACCCAAAATGGCTTCAAAGACTGAATCGTCTGGAGATTTTTCAACTTGAGTGCTTCCTTGTGTTGCAAGTGTACCCGGTTGATTTTGGACCTCTTTCATTTTATTATGAACTTCTTGTCTGGCGTTATCAGCTATCTTCTCATCCCTATTCTTACGATTCATAAGAAAGTAAATATCTTCAAGTTCAAGAGATTTAGATTTAGCAAAATCAGTGAATTGATTCCACTGTTCGTCATTCATTTCATGCTTTTGACGAAACTGGGTTTCCTTCGCTAGTTTTTGATTTTCTACTCGTTGCCCTTGCAAAGCATTATTTAACCTTTTTTGGACTAGTCCATCAACGGTTGCTCCTAATACTTTTGCTGAATCAGAATCAGGTTGAGAAAAAGCATCATCAGCGTCGAAAACAAAGTCTTCTCCTAGATTCAGCTTCTCAGTCATTGTTTGTGGGGTTTGACCTCCACCCTCAAAATAATTTCTCACATGAGTAATTAGATTGGGGTCTTCTCGCATAGCATCAAGGATAGGCATATAAGGTTCTAATTCGGAAAGTTTTCCGTTTAACCTTTTTGCTTCTCTGCTTGAATCACTATACCTTTTTTGTAAAGTATCCACTTCGTTTGAAACGGATTCTTCATTCTGAACTTCTACATTAGGGCTCGTCTGCGTATTATCGCTTTGTTCCGAGGTTGGTTGCGAAGGTTCGTCTATTATTGCACCATTGACCTGACTATCCAATGCTTCAAAAAAATCATCTGAAGTCATGTCCATTACTGCATCTTGTACGTTTGCACTTTCGGGGGCTTCTGTAGCGTTACCTACTTGTTCTGACATACTATCTCCTATTTTAGAGTTGTTTTTAAATTAATAAACATATAGAATACTTTTCAAGAGCTAATATTACTCGTTTTCAGCAACATCTTCTTTTGAAGATTCCATGTCCATTTTCATTTGGTCTCGCATTTTTTCAAACTCAGCTCTCATTAAACCTCTAAGAAGTTTTTGTTGAGACTCAGTTTCGAGAACATCTTTTCGTATTTCATTACCAGCATCTCCGACTTTCATCTTGATACCAGCTTGCACTAATTGTCTTTGCAATGTTTCTATTGTACCATCTTTATCTTTAACAGCTTCTTCCATAGAAGCAACTTGAGATTGCAATTGTGAATAAACAGATTTTCTTTCTACTATCTGTTTTTTATTTCTTATATCGGTCTCAGCTATCATTGCTATATCGTCAATTAATCCAGCTTGGAACCATTTAAAATATTCTTCTAATAATGCCCATCTATTTACTGGCATTGTGGCTCCAGCTACAACTCTTACATCAAATCTTGCACTTGCATAATCTTTAAATTTTCCAATCACATCTCCATAATCATTATACATTTGTATATTAATTCTTACTTCTTTTTCTTGTTCTTGTGGAGTTTGACCAGCTTCAGGTTGAACTATTCTAAATACTTTTTCTACAGTGTAATGATTTTGAGCTCTCATTTGAAAACATCTTCCTAAATGCTCTAAAGCTGGTTCAACAACACTTCCCATCCATGCTTTTAATCTACGAGTTCCAAATTCATCATTTGCCAATAAACCTCTATAAGTTTCTGCTTGGTCTTGAGCAAATCCCATCATTGCAGATGGAACTCCACTTATATATTCTGCGTCAGCTTTGCCTTCTTGCACTACAGAATAAAAAGCATTATTTATTGGGGCTGGCAATATTGGTGTCGGAGTAGCGAATCCTTGTCTGTATTTTAACAATGCACCGGGAGCGGATGAATATCTTTCCCACTCATCTTCTGGAACAGCTCCTTCTTCATACATCCATCTAAGATTAGAAGCTAGGTTTGCATTGTGAAGCATAATTTGATGAGCTTTATTTATTTCTTGTTGTTTTCCTATTAATGGAGTAACTGCACTCATCGGATAAGGAGTTCCAGTATACATATATGGAATAGGAATAATTGGATATTCATTTATTGGTAAAGTATATTCATATAAAAATACATCATCACCAGCACTGCAAGTTTGTATAATTCTATTTTCGTAAAATTTTATTGCATCAACAATTTGTTTTTTTGCTTCTGGAGACTTTAAAAGAACTCTATAATCTGATGCTGACATTATTTGTTGCTTTATAACAGTTGCAGCGTCTTGAGCTTCAGACATTAATTGCATTTCTTTTTCTCTAATTGCCTGAGCTGCCATTTCTTGAGATTTTTTAATCTCTAATTGAGCTCTTTCTGGAATAATTTCGCCAGCCTGAACAGATTGTTCGATTTGAATTTGCTTTTCCATTAATCCAACTTCAACTTCTTGTTGAAAATCAGATAATTGTTTTTGGACCTCTTCTTTTATATTGTCCATTTCAGCTGGGGAAGGTTGAACTTTTATATATACATTGTAGTATTCAAATTTCTTTTTATGATATGTTTCATAATATGCAACAATATCCTCATCTTCAGCTTCTAAGCTAATACCCATTGTAATATCTTCAGGTTGTATTGATTCTCCTAAATCAACATCTCTTTCGGAGTAAGATACAACATCGGTGCTTCTAGTTACTTTTTTTATTTTAGCCGCAAATTCTGGCAACATATTTATTAATCGAGACCTTGCTATATTTTTGCGAACTTGAATAAAGTTTGCATCTCTAAATAAAAAGTCTCTACTTGCTGGGTCAACATATACATCATAAGGGTCAAGTCTGCTAAATCTAACTTCTCCCATTCCTCTATCAGCGTCTTTATCTACATCTACTAAAAAATACCCAATTCCTTTTGTAAGGGCATCCAAAGCAATTTGACTATATAATGATTTACCATTAGATAGATACCAGCAATAATCTGCAATATCTGAATGGACTTGGGATATGTCTACATCATCTCCAGTTGCCCCAACTGCTTTCCATTTAGGATTATTAGCAGTTACAAAATATTTCATTATTTCTACAATAGGAGTTACCCTATTAATAGTAAATGTTGGCATACCAGATTCTTCTAATGCATCTTTTTCTTCTTTAGATAATTGTTCATTCAGATAAAAATCATAACCCTTTTGTGAAAGAGTTTGCCATCTTTGTCTATGAGAATTATTTGCCCTGTCCCATAGTTGTTTATTTATTTGGGCTTTCGTTTTTTTAGTTGTTCTTGCCATTAAGGTAATCCGATTTCAGGTAATTTACTTCTAATTATTTCACTTGAAGGAGTGACTCTTGTTATATATTCTTCTGGTATTGATTTTTTGATTTCTATTTCTCTAGCACCCGGTATCAATCTAGAACCAGATTGCTGACCTCCAAATCTTCCATATTGTCTCCATAGAGGACCTCCAACAGCCCACTTATCCATAAAACTTCTTGGTATATCAAATTCTATTAATTCTCCAATTCCAGATATTGGTTTATTCATAAATCTATCTGGTGCCCATCCAAGTCCAGCTACGTGCTTTTCAGCAATTTTTGCAGCTTCTACACTTTCTTGATACCCGCTTGATATAAAAGGACTTTGTTGTCCAAAAACATTTCCTTCGTATCTATCTCCACCTGAAAGTTTTCCATGCCTAATCATGTCTCTATGAGGTTTTGTAACTCCTCTAAACATTTGAACTCCAGCTGGTCTTTTTGCAATTAGAACTGTAAGGGCTTGTAAAACAGCATCTTTTTTTGCTTGTCCAGATGTTTGGGGTATTAACCCATACATTGACCTTACATTCTTTTTTGCAGATTGGTATTTACCTTCCCAATCATCACCATATTTTTTTTTAAAAAATTCTTTTCTATCTGATTCTGTTTCTCCGACACCCCATAAATAATTTTCAGCAAAATCTCCAAGATTTTCAGAGATTCTATCCCACATGCTTTTATCTTTTTCGTTCATTTAATCGTTTATAAAAAAAAGACTACTTCTTCCATCTTGTTTTTTCTTCTTTTCTGCGAATCTTTCCTTCTAGATTTGCATCCAGTCTGGCATCAAACATAGAATCCTCTAAAGTCCTTTCTCTTCCTTTTACATCCCACACACCTTTTTTTATTTCATAAAGATGCTGTGCAGTTTCTACAAGATTTTTTTTATCTTTCACATGCTCTATAGCTTTTACAAATGACTCACCATATTGTTTTATTTTTGCATCTTTTTCATTTCTTAGTCTATCTAAATCTGCATATGACATTTCTCTTTCTGCATCCATATTGATTCTATTTCTTACAATATTGACACATTTTTTCTTTGCAGCTCCTTTAAGATTTCCACATGCGTTATTAATTTTTTCAGATAATTTATTTTTTGCCATTTTTAATCCTTTATCTCTACATGAACTAGGTCATCGAATTTGTTATCATTTATATCTCCATCGGAATCCCAATCACCACCCCAACGAATCTTTAATCCTAATTGATGCCCAATACCTCTAAGCATACCACCCATATAATGAAACATTTCTCTATCATTCCAATCTATCGGGTAAGGAGCGAGGTCAACAGCTTTTCCTTCCATGTGTTTGGAATACTTTACTTTAGTTTTCCCTTGTGCTAATAATTCCTGTTGCCGCTCCTTACTCCGCAAACCTTCAATAATCGTTACATCCATAATTTTAATTAATTCATTAAGAACGCTAACAAGTCTAGCATCAACGCCTTTTAATCTACTTTTACTTCTTTTACCAAATTTGTACATTATGCTATTAACCAACTTTTCGCTTTTCTTTTAGGTTTAAACCAACTTCTTTTCTTTTCATCTTTTTTCATATTTGGAGGAAAAGCGTGTACTTGTGAATAATAAAGGCTCTCAATTGTGTCATCGTGAGCCATTTTCGGGCCGAAAGTAAGAATTTCGTTGATTAAATCAAACATATTTTTCCGTAAATGCACTGTTCCGGTACTAAAACGGGCCGCAAGTCCACTATAAATGCGATTTCTTTTCTGTGTTCCGCCCGGTTTCTCAGGAATAACTGCAATATCGTACTTATTTAGCCTTCTTCTTTCATCATTTAGAGCCTGAAAAATACTTCTATTCATTGCAACATCCTCAACAGTGGATGACATGCAGTTATATTTCTGGTGCAATTCTAGGATTATATCCACAACTCCTTTCTTTCCAAGTATCTCTCCTGTATCTGGATTCTTAGAACCTATGGTTGGAACACTTCTATGTCTTTCATATTCTAATACATATAATTCATTATTGGAATCTATTGCAATTACAGTAATGACAGAAAAATCACTATGCTTTGTATCAATGTCTGTGGCTGGGTCGCAACCAATGAATGTATTAACAGGTATATCATTGCCATCCTTAACAATATAATTAATTCCATCTTCATGTTTATAATATCCTTCCCAATATCTTATGTGTTCTCTTCTCCATATAGCGTCTTCTTCACTCATCACCTCCATCATATATTCTTGAAAGAATTTTTGAGGTTGACCTGAGTCTTCGTAAAACTTTTTCTTTTCTTTTATTTTTGAGATTGGGAAAAACGATTCCCATAAAGGAGTATTTTCATCCAATAAAGCTTTATAAGTAATAACGCGCCACGAAAACTTTTTTCCATCCTTTTGAGACTTGCTGTAATTATTAATAAGATTGTTAATGAAAGAGTCATAATGTACGGGAGTACCATTAACACGCAACCGACCAGTATGAGGCTCAATAGCAGGATATACCACAGCGGTAACCAGATTAGCATTCTTATCCCTAGCTTCTTTTGTGATGGTATTTGCTTCGTGTTCGAAATCATCAAGAACGATAAGGTCGTATCTTTTGTGGAGTTTTGCTCCTCCTCTGATTCCTGCGACATTACTTTTACTAATAAGTTTGCAGCCGTTTGTAAGCTCAATATCTTCTTCTGTCCATTTCCTACCTCGCATCGGACCAAAATAATATTTTATTCTATCATTAAACTCTAGATGATGTTTAATGTAGTCCATATTACCAACACTAAGCTTTTGTGTAGCAGAAACCCAAGCATAAAATAAAAAATTATCCTTTGTCGCAAATACAAAGTCTTTGATGATTGATGCTTTTGTTAGGACAGTTTTACCATGACCACGTGGAATAATAATTGCAGTTTGTTTTACATTGGCGTCGTCTATTGCATCTGCTATTTCGTAATGGAAGAAAGGAGTCTCGCTTCGCATAAAATCATCTGGAAGAAAAAGTTTTCCAAATGATATAAGGTCTTTATGAGCTAATTGTAAGGCTTCTTCAGCCTTTGTCACGTTCTGGCTGTTTATATTTGCCATCTAAATATTTTTCTAATTTTTTACTTTGTTTTGTCATTTCAACAAAATCATTGAATACAACTTCTATTTTTTTTAATCTATCTGCAATATAATATAATGTCATATCTATATCTTCTATCCTTCTTCTAAGGTCATGCTTGCTATACGTTTTCTTTTTTTTCATCAAGTCCTCCCAATACCCAGTTCATTAAATTACAATAATCCATTGCATCTGCTTTGTCTTTTGCCCAAAATTTATATCCATTAGTGGACTTAAATCTTTTATAATTATGTTTTATATGAAATGGAGATTTATTTTTTTTACTCATTGAATTTTTTCTTTTTACCTCCATCATATTCATATGCGTGACCATTTTCTTTTAATAACTGGTTAAGACTGACATCTTCCCCTTTTATGAATATCTCTCCAAGCACTCTACCGTATTTTCCAGTTCCATAAGATTTTAAAGTAAAATTGCCTTTATCGGAACTTTCTAGCATTTCTTTTGTATAAGCTTTTGCTTCTAATCCTTTAGCTTTTTCTTCGAGGTCCCTAGTTCTCGATTCCCAAGTATCTACACCAACAAATCTTATACGTTTTTTTACCCAAGTATCAAATCCTAAGTCAATCATTGCATCACAAGTATCCCCATCAACAACTCTTGTTAACTTAGCATTATATACGAATTTATCAAGATTTTTCATTATTTAATTTAGCATAATCTTTTCTAAGATATGTTAAATATTCAGCTCCCTTCTCTGGGTTAAATATTGTAGTAATCAATCTATTGTCATCATCATCATATCTAGGGTCAATAATGGTAACAGGGCAATTGAATATATTCTTATCATCCAATCCTAATTTATCTGCATAACTATCCATTATTTTAAATGAGGCTACTTGCAATGCATGACTTATAGTACCACTAGCTGGATTTTTTATCACCTGATAACCAGAAACATGAGTATGTCCGCAAGTAAGAATATGGTCAGCCCATCCAGTTTGAGCGGCACGAGCAACGCCATGAGCAGTATTCCATATAGAATTACCCTTAAAAGTGTGTCTCGCATTTATTGTTATCTCCTTTCCATTTGGAAATACAAGTTTCATCCTCGCTCCCCATTTTTCATATAATCCCTTATGGTCTCTCATAATAAAATCCAAAGGGTCTCCATCCCCACTCCATACATCATGGTTTCCAGCTACGAGATACAACCAATTTAATTTATTTACAAAATATTCAGTCAACCTCCATGATTCTTTTGCAGAGGTAGATTGTTGACCATAGAGATACGAGAGCCTCCCTATCCAGTTATTTTGTATATCTCCAAGATTACCAGCAAACATTCCTTTTGTATTGTTTATTATATTCATGTAATGAAGTATTTGCGATATATCTGTTCCATCATCGTCAACATGAGGGTCGCCAAAATGAGCAATCCCTATAGGACCATCTACATTAATATCTATCCTTACAAGCTTTTTACTTTTTTTGGATATTGCTTTTTGCTTGTATTGTTTTTGTCTATGCTCTATTAATTCTTCTATTGGTATATGGTCTGGGTCAATATCCTTTACTTTAAATTCACTTTCTTCTAATATTGTAGGAGCTACAGTTTTTCTCCCACAAGCTGTGCATTTCCATTGTTGTTTTTTAGTATTTGCCCTATATAAAAACCCACTCTTATGAATTGACCTAGCTCCGCAATGTGGGCATCCTACTATATTCCCATCAACATCTTTTCTAATATCATCGCCTATACTCATTATTTCCCTCTTTATTTTTTATTCCTCGGATTTTATTTCTTTACTGCTTTCAGATAATTGTTCTGTTCTTGAAGCCCCTTCTAATTGTTCAGGTGAAAAACCTTGAAACACACCTAATAGTCCCATTTCTTTTTGTTTAATGGTATTGCCTGAAGTTCCAACAATCTTGCCTAATTCTTTTGTGGATTGTAGTATGATATTGTCATCTTCACTAAAATCTGCAAGATTTTTTAATTTACTAAGTATATATTCATGGTCTATACCCAATCCTTTTGCTACATCCAATACACCTTTTTCTATTTCTTTCATTACTCTTTCCTGTTTTAATAGAACTGTTGCTTTTTTTCTTGCTTTTTGGTTGGACATTTCTGAGTATGCTTTTTTATACGCATCCACAGCTCCCATACCCACTACAACATTTGTTGCAAATTCTTTTTCTTTATTGGTTGGTTCTTTTCTTTTATAAACGCGCTCAGAAGTATTCTTTATGTTAGTGGAGAATGTATATCTGTTAGGATGATTATCAAAGTCTGTATCCATTTTCACATTTTCTCTATTAAGGAAGCTCCCAACAACAGTCCTTACCCACCCTTTTGCAAATTTATAATTCTTTCTATCTGAGTGATGTTTTACATCATTCGATACTTTTAGTAATTGCACTATCCTGTCATCATCAGAACGAACCCAATCCCCTTCATTTGCCTTTCTCCAATTTGGATGAACGACTGTATTAGGGTGAGTTTTTTGAAATTCGTCTAAATCTTCATAGACGTAATGAGAAACGCCTTTAATTATTCTTTTTTCTGCCAATTAGGATTCTCTCGTTTTTTTAATTCTTCTATTTGCAAAGCTAGATTATCTATTAATTTAGATACATTTTCATGCACCATAAATATATTGCCATCTATTTCTAAAGGTATCATTTGTTCAGAAAGATTTTTTAACACATCTTCTTGTGTCTTTATTGGTAACCCCGACAATTCTTCTATAAAATCAGCCATATTTTTCTTATACATTTCTTTTTCCCTTTCCCTACCACCCTTTAATCTAATACATTTGTCAAGTTTGCCCAAGTTATATTTACTAAAAAAATTGTAGGATTTTGATACTTAACCTTTTTCTCTATAGTACCCCGTACAACGGGGATTTCGTATAACGAATTTTAGTTAAATTTCATTTATATTTAATTTAATTGATATTAATCATAATAAGTCACGATACCATAAGGAGGTACATACATGACTGAATCAGAAGATGCTGAGACTGCTCAGAATGTCAACCCACATAGCCCGTTCACTCTAGAATACTACAAGTGTGAACTTGCTGGTCTTATTGTGGACTATAACAAGAAGCATAAGTCTGCTCCACTCAGACGAGGCTGGAACAAGATGTTTGGTGTAAGTATTGAAAGCAAGGCTGACTTGTCTAGGTCTTTCAATCAGAGCATTAGAAGTCTTGATGAGCAATGCTTTGGTATAACTGGTAAGCACATCTGGAACTTCGAGGAAGATGAAGGAATCAAGGGCTCACCAATGGGAGAAGGGGATTAATTTCCCCTTTTACTACACACTTAACTAGGATGTGTGTGTTATAATGCCTTAGTTGGTGCAATATGCGTAAGTGCATCCACCAAATCATGTATAATTTAGGGATATTATCTTCCATATTTGTATCAACTTGGGCATTAACCATTAATTGTAAGGAGTAGCAATATGATAATTATTTATATTTGTAAATCCTGTGGTGATTTGTATGATTTTAGTGGTGTTAATTATGACATCGCTATGCAGATATTGATTGCTTATACTAAATCACACCATACTTTGAATGATTGGAATAATACTCCAGTTAAATTTAAAGAATGGAACTCTTCATGCAATGGGTGTAGGTAATAATCTGCATCCATTTTTTTTAACTGTGAAATAATTTAAAGGAATAAGTAATGAAACTATTTAAAATGTTGTTGAGTCGTGAGAGGAAGTTTAAAACTTGGGTTGATGGTGAATATATTTATGGTAAGTACAATGTGTCTGTGTTTGATACAGTTAGTAAATATATTATGTTTCATGTTTTTAATATGAATTATTATTGGTCATATGCTAGAAGTTTAGGTTTTATGAAAGTGTATGATTTAGAATATTTAATGGATAAATAATTAACAGGTGTCTTCTCTATGTTGCCTCGTCTAGTGGGTTCAGCGAGCCTGTATAAAAAATAAAGATAGCGACGGCTATTTCAATTGAACCCAAACTTTTTAACAATAAAGGAGTAACTATGTGGGTATTATTAAATGGTATGTTGTATAATCTTTATCATGTTGCTAGTATAACATTGCCAAAAGGCGGAGAAGATAAGTATTATTTTACTATGATATTTAAAGATGGAAGTGATGAGAGATTCTCGTATTCAGATTGGAATAAATGTGAAAAACAATATCGTAAAATATTTAGTGTAATTAATTTTACTGATAATCTTGGAGAGCCTTTAGGTCTTATGAAACCTATAAGAGGTATAGATTTGGCAAATAATAAACCAAATAATGACTGTGACATTGAGCATGTGTGTAATGAGTATTGTTTACCACCATCAGAAAGGAGAGTGTAATGAGTGACCATAGATTACCAGATTTAAATGAATCACCTCAACCTGCAAGAGCTGCTGTTGTTTGTAAAGATGGATTTACTATGTCTGTACAAGCATCTAATTATCATTACTGTACACCAAGAATAAATGATGCTGAAAGTTATCTTGAAGTAGAGATTGGGTTTCCTAGTAAGCGTGAACCATTGTTAGATAAATATGTTGAAGGATTTGAATTATGGGTAAAAGGCGAGAATGATGATTCTAATTTCATAGAAGCTGTTTATCCTTACACACCTGCTGAAGTTGTGATAGAAGTTATCATGAAACATGGTGGGATGGTTGGTGGTAATTTACCAAATCTTGATTTAAGTAATATTTCAAATAATGAGGAGGAGTAATGAATTTCAATGGAGTATTTGATGATTGGAACTATAAGAATTTTTCATCTCTAGAAGAATACCTTAGTTGGGAAAAGCATATTCTTGAAGTAGATGATACAACATCTAGATTAGACAAA